ACCTGGCAACACCTGACGGCCTGAACGATGACTGGTCAATCATTGCCGAAGTCAAAACGACTGGCAAAGACTGGGATGGCAGCGCAATCCCTATCCAGTACCGTCGACAAGTCCAATGGCAACTACACGTCACCGGGGCACAAAAGTGTGTGTTCGGGTGGTTGCTTCGCGCCACATCCGAATCAGGCGACTTTGTTCCAGCATGGATGGAACCCAAACACATCATCATGGAACGCGACGAAACCATGATCGCGGAACTAATCGACGTTGCACAACGCTTTATGACCGACTTCACCAACTACAAGGAGTTACAGAATGGCTAGATTCAACCTCGCAGATTACGCCACAGTCCAAGAACGCATCGAAGCATTTTGGAAAAAATACCCTAACGGGGCAATCGTCACACGCGATCTAACTACCGATGCCGACCGCGACCGCAAACAATGGCGCGTATACGCCGAAGTGTATTTTGTGTTTGATGAGCTGCGACCACGAGGCACAGGCCTCGCATTCGAGATTGACGGTGGTGCTGGGGCAAACATGACCAGTGCATACGAAAACGCGGAGACCAGTGCAATCGGTCGGGCGCTTGCTACCGCAAACTTCACCACATCAAAGAACCGGGCATCACGCACTGAGATGGCAAAAGCTCAACGTGGGGCACCATCCGAGGCGCAAATCACCGCAATCGACGTACAAAACGCTGCAACACTCGACGAACTCAATTTGCTCTGGTCACGGGCCGTCGACTCCGGGGATTCCACCAAACTCATAACCGAGTTCACAGCTCGCAAGAAAGCACTCAATGGATAAGTTGCTACGCTTCGAGATTCGAGGCCGTGCAGTACCCAAAGGCCGCCCACGCATGACCAAAATGGGTGGAGTCTACACACCCAAAACAACCGTCGACTGGGAAAAAATAGTTGCCTCCGCATGGAACGACAAATACGGAATGTTATCACTCAACGGCAAACTACGTGTCGCAATCAGCGTCTACACAGATCGTCACGCAAAACAGGATGTCGACAACCTGGCAAAGTCCATTCTTGACGGTATGCAACGTGCCGGGGCATTCGCAGACGGCGACCACCAAGTGTATTCGCTCGGTATCGTGAAGTTCCCAGCTGAAATTGATTTCTGTGTCTGGGTGTCAGTTTCACAATACGAGGAGTATGCTGACCACTAATCGCTAGCACGATTCCCCTAATACTTCCCCCGGTTCTGTGCTAGCAGGCCGGGGGATTCCACATGGAGTCCACATGGATCAAGAACATAACCACCACTGGCTACGCATTGGCGAGAACGGCACAACAGAATGTGTCATCTGCGGTATGCGCATATGAGCTTCAAACTCGTCAAGCGCGTAATCCATTCCGATCGCGTAGACGGCATGCACAAACTTATTCTCATAATCCTTGCCGATTATGTGAACGAGTCCAAAGGGAACGCCGCCTGGCCATCCGTGACCACCGTCGCATTACAAGCTGGGGCCAGCATTCGACACACCCGGAGAATCATCCGCGAGCTCGAAACCGAGGGTGTTCTCAAAACCACCAAACAGGCAGGTTTGCGTGGCACAAACAAATACGTAATCAACGTGGATATCCCTGTGGATAACTTTGCAGGGGCGGACACCCATGTCCTCCCCAGGGCGGACATTCAAGACACCAAGGGCGGACATTTGAGACACGTTAGGGCGGACACCCATGTCCTCCGAATAGATAAGGAACAGATAAGAACAGATACGTTCGACCGCGCCGCGCCCTCCGGGCAGGCGGCCGCGGTCTCACTACAGAAAGATAGATCACAAGTTGCGACGGTCGCCCAAGCCTTCGGCGGCGACACGCCACAATGCCAAGAACACACCAACCTACAATTCCAATGTCAAAAGTGTTACGCTTGGCAAGTAGACCAATGGAGAAAGGAACCGTTGTGATAACACCAGCACCAAAAATAATCGGCGCAATGAAACACCTATTGCTCGAACTCGAAAAAGTCAACGCCATCAACAGCATTGACCGCGAACACCTAATCCGCGAATACGTCATCGGCAGAATCATGAACTTCGGCCACCTAGCCGAATGGTTACTCGCCACAGGCGCAATCGGATTACACAACCACGACCAAATCATCCGATACGGTCGACGCTACGGCGAACAACGATAGAAAGGGCAACACCATGGCACACGTCAAAATCGAAGGCACAGTCGACAAACCACTAGGCGACCGCGGCTTCATCCTCCTAGAAACAATCCGACTCAACGACGGCCGCACATTCGACAAAAAATGGAAAGTCTGGGCAATCCCAGCACCCGAATTCTCCAGCTTCGTCGAAGTCACCGGAGAACTCTCCACCAAAATCAACGAATACGAAATGGGTGGAGAAACTCGACGCAACATTGATCTGAACGTCAACAACCCAGTCGTCAAAGTGTTGCGTGGACCCGAAGTAGCATCACCCGACGTAAACAGCGACTGGGCAACCGCACCATCAACACAGGAAGCACCGTTCTAATGCACAAATCATACAAAATGCGCATGTACAAGCGCCGACTGTGGCAACAACGCACACAAATCATCCTCACCGGACTCACACTATGGAACGGCATCGCCGCCATCATCATCCTGGTAACCGAGGTGGCCCAATGAAACTCGACCTAGAGTTCATGCTCAACAACGTCAACACCCAACGCACCAAACAATGCCGACTGAACCTCTGGCTAATGACATTATCCGAGGATGACCGGAACGCATTCTGGCGTGCAATGGACAACGAAACCATCCCACTCCGACACATTTGGAAAACCATTCAAGCAATCGGATGCCCCAACCAAGAATCATCCGTCCGGTCACACCGCCGCGGCGATTGCAAAACCTGCGAAAGGACAACCACCAATGGCTAGCATCTACGAAATCGAAAAAATGGTCGAAGCAATTGCCAAACAAACCAAAGTGTTATGCGAAGCAATGGGCATCGACCCAATCCCCATGCCCAACGACGAACCCATCAACACCGAAACCATCGAGGAACTAACCGACCCCGATGCTTGAGGATCTACTAAATACCCCACAGCCCCCGACCACTCCTGATGGTCGGGGTGCTGCGGTATTCTCCCAAGAATGGAACGCCACCGGCGACGAATCCGTCATATCCGTAGTCACCGACAACGAGCTCGCACAAGAACAAATCCACGACTTCATCGTTGGCCGCGGCGGAATCATCCCCGACGGATACGTGGCCACAATGCTCACCGCCAAATACAACCCCAACGCATGGACACGCGAAAAAGCATTCGACCACCAAGGCAAAAAAACACCAGCCACCACCCGCGGTGCATGGTCATACACATTCAAAATCAGCAAACGAGTCGACCGTCAATCCCTAGTTGACGATCTAATCCAACTCACCAAAAGAAAGGCAGTCAAACGTGTTGAACAAAAAACTGATAAACTCTACGTATTCGCCATGGGCGACAGTCAACTGGGAAAACCAGACGGCGACGGAACAGACGGCATCATCCGTGCGTGGACGCAGAGCCTTACCGTTGCACGAACAGCCTGGATACAAGCAGGCAAACCGTCGGTCCTCATTGCTGGCCTGGGCGACCACCTGGAGGGCAACCAATCCCAAGGTGGCCGAAACTTTTACCGCAGCGACCTCACAGTTTCCGAGCAACTTCGGGTATTTCGCCGGATGCTCTTACGAACAATTGACACATTCATTGAAGCACCGACTATCACTGTGGGCATTGTCAACGGCAATCACGACGACATTCAACGCTTCCAAACAACTGACGCGTCTGACGGCCACGCTACAGAATCAGCAATCGCAGTCAGCGAAGCACTGGCACTCAACCCCGAACGATACGGCCACGTGCACATGTTCGTGCCAGGTAAAGATCAAGACCACTTGGTTTTGGAAGTAAACGGCACCAACTTCGTCCTCATCCACGGACACCAATGGAGTCGCGGCAAAGCGATGGAATGGTGGGAAAAACAGACGTTCAACAACCACCCGGCAGGTGCAGGCCACATACTCATACACGGACATGAGCACGAGTTCCAAATCAGCTCACGCCGAGACCGTCTCGTCATCACCACACCAGCACTAGAGTCTGAGTCAACCTGGTTCAAACAGAAGCAGGGTGCAGTCGGCAGGCGTGGTGTGCTCACGTTCATCACCAGACCAGCAGGACAATTCGACAGAATGGCAATCGTCTAATGCCACTTATCGACTATCTACGAAAGCCACGCAACAAGCGTGAACGCAAAGTTGCAAGCCATGCCAGGCGACGCGAGCGTGAACGCATAATTGGGCTGCTTAACGAAATGCTGGCAGACAACTGGGATTGGGCAGAGGACTGCGACTGTGACGGATGTATTCGTATCAACAAGATGTTCGCACTTATCAAAGGAAAGAACTAATGCCAGCAAAGAATAGACCAGACCTAAAGACAAGCGATTGGAAAACCATGCGCCTAGCCATACTCGAACGCGACGCACACACCTGCGCATACTGCGGGGGGGAGGCAGACACAGTCGACCACATCATCCCAGCAAGCATGGGCGGCACAGCAGACCCCAGCAACCTACTCGCCGCATGCAACAGATGCAACGGAACCAAATCCAACAGGATCCACGCCCGAACAAACTGGGTATCCCCCCGGTGGGGGGTGCGCCTATCGTAACCGCAGCGTGACGGCCCCCTAGGTCGCCACACAAACTGTCCTCCATTTT